GACGAGTTTCATTTGGGAAAGCATTTTGTCTTCCGCCACTTTCTGTTGTTACAGTCATTTAAGTTTCATTAAGATATGTTACATTATTATATATAAAATATTAAGTTTTGTCAAGTATTTTATTATAAAATCATGATGTCCTTAAGAAAATCTTAAGTATTATATAATTTTTACTTATCATATTGTTTCAGTATTGTTACAATTCTGTTCATAAAAAAAGGCCTCTGCAAGCAGAGACCTTAAAATTAAGATACTTAAATCTTAGAATGTGAATTTAACACCGACTTTACCAGCCCAATCAACGTCATCTTCAGCAGTTACGCCAGAGATTTCACCGTAGAACTTATCATAAGAACCACCAAGGTATCCAATGAATTCTACATCACCGAACTCGTCAGCAGTTTCTGTGTGAGTAGCTGTAGGGCCACCAGCAACATACCAACCAATACCTGATTCAGTTGTTCCTTCGTATCCTACTACTGCTTCTAATCCACCAGATGAATATGCACCGTCAGGATATGAACCAGTTGCCTCTAAATTAACGTAAGGGCCTGCAAATGCAGCACCAGAGGCGAGTAGAGGAGCGGCAGCAAGTGCTGCAATTGAAGTTTTAAACATTTTTTTTAAAGTGTCTCGCAGATAATAAAAAACCTGCGGATGGAAAATCTTTCGACAAGACTTTTACATTCTACGCAGGGGCACGATCTTTCGATCCCATTGTTCTATGTAATTGTATTTATAGTAACAGAACATCATTCTTTTGGCAAGCGTTTACTTATCCTGACATTCTGGTGGAATGCGGCCGAGGTATGGATCATAGTCAAATAACTGACTTTGATCTTCCATTTGTGCGAGTTGTTCTTTCCAATGTTGCAAAATACCTTGATGACTTCCCTTGTGAAAGACTTCGATATGTTCTGGATGTATTGATGAACCGAGTTCAATCTTATAATGAAAGAGAGGTATTGCATAAGTACGACCACAATTGTAGATAAGATCATCAGCAACTGGTCTTGGTTTGACACCTTGATCTAAACGAAACTTATCACCAACACAATGATGTTCAATGAGTTTCTTAGCATGATGACGAGTAATCATATAACATGCAGTTGAGAAATCATTGACCCAACGGGCGTGCATACTCGCATAAACCACGCCTGGATTGATGATTGCAAGTTGAACCACATCCCAATCATATGGTAGTTTCTCTACAAACTCATCCCATGTGAATTTCCAGAAAAAAGCAGTGTCAAAACTTACATCATCTTCGGCAAAGATTGCATAAGGTGTATCAGTGGTTTCATACCAATGTTTGATGGCCTTGAGATGTGATGTCACACATCCAACTTCACCAGATGTAACACCCTCTGGATAATTACTTTCAAGTATATGTTCAAGTTTATCATTACGTCCATCAAAGGCAGAGATACGAGTTGGATTGAGTTCCCAATAGTTACACATTGACTGCATTGCAACATCTCTTTCTGGTTGTCCATCAAGATTGATGTAGTAGAGAGGGCCAAAGTTCTTCAACTTATAAACAGCCTTGTTCTTCTCACCAGAATATAAAGGCACTTCTGGTTTTGGTTTGTCTGCAATCAACTTTTGAATTGATGGTAGATAATGTTTTTGTAAAACACTCTTCCACTCAAACTGTTTTGCATACTCACGAATTTCATCACGATGTTTGATAGAGTATTCTCTGTTTCTTATAATCTGTCCTTCGACATAATCAATATCTTTAATCTTCTTCTCAGGTATGAGAGTGATGAACTTTTTGTCTAAATCTAAGTTTGCCCTTGCATATTCACTAATGACTACACCAAGACCAGCAGCAAATGCCTCCATGATGACAAGTGAATGTGCTTCACCATCAGAGAGTAGAACTAAATTACCATAGTCGGTAAGTTCCTTATAGAGTTGTTCCTTCGACCATTCACCAAGATAATTATTCTTTGTATCATATCTTTCATCAACAATATTACCAGCAAACCAGAGACTGTCTATGTTTTGAAATAGATGTTGTCTCTTACGATAGTCAACCTTCGCAAGATACATACTGCGATGTGGATGTGCTGGTTCTTCCTTAAAATTAAAAGCATCTACATTCACACCGTTTGGTGTGACAAATAATTTATCTTCTGGAAAATTACTAAAGATTCTGTAAATATTTTTGATTCCTTCTGACAGACAAAACACATTTGGTTTCATGTCTTGGAACTTATTGAAGATATTCACATATCCATTCATCATGTCTGGTCTTTCCAAATAACCAAAGTGTGATGTCATTGCCTTTGGTTGTTTGATGTGTGGATATAAAACTATGAAGTCATCATAATTAATATGTACAAAGTCTGGATTGAACTCATTGATTGCATTAAGAACTTTATTACCATCTGTGGTATTAATGATCTGTACCTCTTGTCCTAAGTCCT